GAGAGTTCAAAAAACGCTGCAACTGACGTGATGAACCGCCTATGCCTGAACCCCAAGCAAAGTCTGCCCAAAATTCAGCTATTATCTGAGATTCTATTTTAGTGCAGTTTAAACCGTCCCAATATCTCTGATACACTTGAATCCACTTGTCTTTGGGCATCTTGTAAAAAGATTCAATAGACTCATTTGTAGAGCCAAAAATTCCCTTCCAGACAACCCAAGTGATTCCGCGATTCGTGTGATATCCGCTTCCGTCAGGAACTGGGTGTCTTGATGCCGTGTCAGCTTTATGCTTACTTAGACCACCTTCCCACTTTAGGATGTAGTCGATGTTAGAGAGTTCTATTCTTGCCATTGATTTCAATAAGTTTGTTGAGATACCATTGTGCTTTGAGTAAATCTTCTTGTCCATTTTTACGAGTATACCGCATAAGATACTTAATGCAGTTACCGTGTACATAACCTTTAAATGCTTCATTTGTCATTGCTGATTCGATAGCATCTATAGCCTCTACTTTACCCTGATAGTGTGCGGGATTGTTAACTATATCCATATTGCTTCAAATTCATTTAACGGCAAATCTATTAAAAAAGTGTGACCACCGGTGCAATATACCTGAGTTAATTCATAAAACTCTGACGCAGCAATGACATGATTTAGGTTTAACCAACCTTCTTCTACTATCTCAAAAGCGTCTGCATCCATTTCTAACCCCAACTTTTTGTATATTGGATCAATGTTTTCTTCTTGGAACACAAAGTTTACTTTTACTCTCATAGTGTTTTATATGTAAAAGCGTTTATTTTAACGAGTTCTTGCCCTTCTTTTTTGGTTCTTTGCGGATGCAGTTCTAACCATCTGCCACCTGTAGGCTTAGGAGATGCTCCACGTTCAACGTGCCAACCGCCTTTTCCTTGATTATATTCTTCTTTGTAGGTTGCGGTTCTAATCATTAAAATGTCTCTTAACTCAACATTCAAATGAGATGTTATTCTTTCAACCGTGTATGTTAACTCATGGTCTTCGTGAACGTGTCCCATCCAAATCATGTCAGCACCTTCTACATAAGTAGACATTCGGTTAAATTGGATTGTTCCCTTAGTAACTGCTCCACCGCCTCCGAAGCCGTGCATATATTTTATCTTGTAGTTTACTTGTGTGCCGTGTCTTATAAAGTTATAGACTATCCAACCACCGTAACCGCCTACTTCTACATTTGTACCATTCTTAGAATTTAGACCAAAAACAAATCTATCAATTACGTCTGTTTCTTGACGCTTTAAAATGTTGGTTTCATGGTTTCCGTAACCTACAACTTTAATCAAATGAGCATAAGGGCTAAACCATTCAATAGCATCGTTTACAACCGCATCTAAATAGTTTGCTTTGTTGTGTTCAGGTCTGATGTCGTTTTTGCTTTTACGAGGATCGTAAGCCCCTTGCATTAAACAAAAAGTGTCTCCATTAAATAAGATGTCTGCTCCTAACTCTTTGGCTTGGTCAAGATGACGTTTAAGCATATCACGGTCACATTTGGGATTATCCCAATGGATGTCAGAGATGAGTAGTACTTTTTTAGGTTTAAATTCTGCATCGAAACGGTGTACATTGTTCTTCATAGTAATATAGACAAAATCAAAACAGACCAACTTAAAATGCAAAAATCTCTGTACCTATTCCGTTGACCTTTTATTTCAAAGTTATCGTTCTTTAATTTGATTATTTGACTGTGCTGCTCTTGAATTGTGGCACTATCTTGAGATGCTAACTGCATGAATTTTTCTTGTTTTTGTCTGCACTTATGCAACTCCAATAGACGCAAATTAATTTCTTTTATCGTGCTGTCGGAGAATTGACAATAGACTCTCTGTGGACTTAGGAGAAGTAATGCTATCAGCAAAGACCTTGTAAATACTGTCGTGCTTTTTTTCAATCTCATAGATTTCTCTAATTATAATAAGCCTACTCGTATCAGGTGGGGATGTCACAGTAGGATTCGAGGTAGGGCGTGTTAACACTAACACTAATAGAGTGACCAGCCACAACGTCAGTTGAGCTATCAAAGAAAGGTTCTGCTGCTGCATTTACAATTAATTCAAAATCTGTTTCCGTCACGTTTCTTCGTAAAAGTGTGACAATGTCTAAAATAATACCTGCACTATCACTAAGCACCTCAATAGTGTTAGAGCTACTTTCAAAGGCTCTATCCATTACCATGAGTTCAAAGTTGTAAGTGACTAATCTTGTTTCGGTGTTAAATTGAAAACCGTTAGGAACTAACCAAACGAGAGGATAGTATTTAACCTCTTCAACTGCGAAATCAAAGTCAGCCCCTACTGCGAACTTTCCCACCATTTTGTGAGATTCTGCCTGAGTCTGAATTTTTTTGATAATCTGATTTAACGTCATAAAGTTTGATTAGTTTTTGTTCGTTTTTGAGCCGCCATTTATTCTTCTGGGAAGTCATAGTTTAAAAAGCAATCATCGTTGTTACCTGGTAAGTACATGCCACCAAATAAAGCAGTATTTTTTGGTTTAATTACATCGAAGCCACTACCAGGATTTAAATACTTTGGATAAATTTGTGGGTACTCCTTCAAGAAGTTTCGCAATCTCTCAGCATAGTACTCTGCCTTATCTCTGTATCTCTGCTCGATTAGAGTTAATTCTTGAGGTGTAATAGGTTGAGCAAATTCTGCCTGTCTTGAACTTACGGACTTGTTTAAGAATTTAAAAGTCATCGGAAGCATTGACTCTACCAATGTATAATACTTTAAACAAGGTGCAATATAAGAGTCTAAAAGAGTCGTATTGTCAGCAGTCACGTTACCATTAAAGGTCTGCGTTTGCAGTTCGTCATATATCCCTGAACCAATGATGTCACGAATATACACTTCTTGTGCCTCTTTTATAGCACTTTTAAGTAATTTATCATCAAGATTTTCATTGATGGGTGTGTTATCCTTTAAAAAGGTAACTGAAATGAAATATACAAAGTTAGCCATTGATTTTTCTTCTTAATAATTGTGATTTCCAAATGTGCCTACAATAAGGCACGTGAATTGCAGGTGAAGAGCCTTTAACTGTCATCCAACCGCCTCTTCTTTCCCAAGCGTTGTAACCTACTCTTGATGAAATTGTGTCGATGTCTTCACGAGTGTACACACGATTTAAAGCGATTAAACTTCTGCAAAAATCTCTTGAAGTAGGTATGATTTCAGAGCCGCTTATTCCAGGTCCTTTTTCGTAGGTATAACGAACTAAAAGTTCTGTGCCTAATCCTGAGTCTGTTAAGGTCTTTGTTCCTTGCTCAGTAACGTTTAAAATGTTGTCTGCTGAAGTGATTAAGCCGTCATTGATTAATTTGGTTACTGCCTCCGCTACTTTATCAGCATCTTGCTTAATGTTGTTAGCAAGGTCTTGAAGTGTTAACTCTGTGTTTCCGTTCAAAAACTGCAGAATGATTAACTCCAAAGCAGAGGCAAAATCAAAAGGGACTTTTTCAAACTTAGAAGCTAATTCACCGAATTGCTCAAATACTGCAAGGTCTTTATCATCATCCCAACCAAAAGGATTGTGTGAACATGAGGGGTGACTTGGGGGGTTACTTGAGGGGTAAGATGACATTGCAACGGTGTCGCTCATTCCTAACTCTCTACGTGCCTCAGCTTGTGAGATAATTCCTTTCTCAAAAAGCTGGATGTAATCTAAACCGATAGGAGGCTTGTTTTTAGTTTTTATGGTTACGGGCACAATAAACTTAAAAATAGAAGTCAACGCTCTGTCCATTTGGTTCTGACGTGGCTCAATGTATGCAGTTTGGAAAGCCTCGTAAGCCTCAATCAACTCTGAACGCCCTCCGAGTTGTCCTTCTGTTTTGATGCCAAATAACATCGGAGATGTCACACGATGTGCCATCAAAATTTCTTGTTGTACAGTTTGGTTTAACAAGTCAAACTGCTTGTCAAAATCAGAGGGTGCTAAGTTATTAACGACAGATGGCGTTTCGTTAGGATCATTAAATTGAATAATTATAGAACCTGCATTATCTGTGCCGCTAAAGTTCTCTTTGAATCTCTTAATTGTCTGACGCATCTCTTCAGGTGTAGGAACGCCTTTGAAGAGTTGTAAGAGAGTTTGAGCAGAGAAACCACTCTTTATACTATTAAGGTGGAAATTTGCAATCTCAGTGTCTATTTCGATGTATTTTAAAGCACTTTGATACGGTGCAGTAGGATATTCGCCTTGACCTGCTTTGTACATCTTAAAATAGTACAACTGCTTATTCTCACGGGTGATTGGATTCCAGCAATAGTAGTAAATCGGATCTAACTTTCTATCGCTCCAATCTTCAGCGTACCAATAATGACCGTCCAAAGAAATACGTACATTTTGAAATGGCAAGTGATAAATCTCAGCTATGGAGGTTTTCGCCTTATTCCAAATAATTTCCAACGCAAACCCATCAAAGAGTTCAAGGTCAGCAGCAATCTTTGCTTTAACGTCATCAAAGGACTCGTAAGAGTTAATCGACGCAAGTCTATCGTTTGCAATGGTTAGTTGCTCTGTGTTGTTTGCTATAACCTCAGTTTTGTCACCTGCTATATATTGAGCCTTTTGACTTACGATTGCTCCGTGTTTTGGAGAGGAGTTGTAAAGGTCAATAAGCATTTGAGGGTACTTGTTGTCCGTACCGTAAGTGATATAGTTCTTTGCCTTATTTTCTTTGAAAACAGGTATCTTGCTTTCCGCAAAGTTTATTCTTGCAAATTCTGTCATCTTCCTTGTCCGTTATATGGTTTACTTGATTTGTGTTTATTCTTGTGTTTCGTGTGCCTTCTAAGTTTATTCTTAGGCTTTGCTTTAAATAAGTTAATCTGCTGCTTTGCCATCTTTTGAAAATAAAAGTAGTAAACCTCCGCCAATAAATGCCGTAAACTCAGTTAATGTTGCTTTTTCAAACCACACAAGCAAAAAGCCTACGCCCATAACTGCTAATCCTAAAGCAGTAGATTTCCAATTTTTAAATATGCGGTCAATCATTTTCGTAGTTTTTTAATGTAGTAAATAGCACCAAGTAAGCCTGTAACTATTGCGATAATCCCACCGATTGCCGATATAATAGGATTCCAAGTTGTA